AATATTAATACGGTGCCCGCTTTTGTGGGCCCAAAGTTGTCGGAATTTGAATTTCAAAATGGAGGTCTGAAAATCCAACCACTATATATTCTACTCCATTACTCCAATTGCATGGCAGGAAGGTGTTACTCCAATTGACCAAGTCAACATGGTGAGAGCACCCGGCTTTAGACTTCAAGCCAAAAATATATTCCTCACTTACCCAAAATGCCCCCTATCTAAAGAATCAGTCCTTGAGTTATTAAAGGGCATTCAATGCCCTTCTGATAAATTATTTATCCGAGTTGCTCAAGAGAAACACCAGGATGGGAGCCTGCACCTCCATGCTCTCATCCAATTCAAAGGTAAGTGCCAATTCACAAACCCCAGGCACTTCGACCTTACTCACCCCAACTCCTCTACACAATACCACCCCAATTTCCAATCAGCAAAGTCCTCGTCCGATGTCAAGGCCTACATTGAGAAGGACCAAGATTTTGTTGACAGTGGAGTCTTCCAGGTCGACGGAAGAAGTGCTAGAGGAGGTCAGCAAACGGCTAACGATGCTTACGCCCAGGCATTAAATACTGGGTGTAAATCTGAAGCGTTACAGATAATAAAGGAATTGTGTCCAAAAGACTTTGTTCTTCAATTCCATAATATTAATAATAATTTAGATAGGATTTTTTCTCCTCCTCCTTCTGTATATTCTTCACCTTTTTCTTCTTCTTCTTTTAATGCCGTTCCTGACATTATCAGCAATTGGGCCGCTGAAAATGTCATGGATTCCGCTGCGCGGCCGGATAGACCCATATCCATTGTTATAGAAGGCCCAAGCAGAATAGGCAAAACAGTATGGGCCAGGTCTTTGGGTCCTCACAATTATTTGTGTGGGCATTTAGATCTAAGCCCTAAAGTGTACAGTAACAGTGCGTGGTACAACGTCATTGATGACGTCGACCCCCAATACCTAAAGCACTTTAAGGAATTCATTGGGGCCCAGAGGGACTGGCCATCAAACACAAAGTACGGGAAGCCAGTTCAAATTAAAGGTGGAATTCCCACTATCTTCCTCTGCAATCCAGGCGAAGGATCATCATTTAAATCCTGGCTAGATAAGCCAGAACAAGACGCACTGAGGCAGTGGGCTTGCAAGAACGCAGTATTCTGTAATGTCAGAAGCCCATTCTGGAGACAAGAGGAAGGCGCCAATTCAGGAGCCAATTCACGCAGCGGCTAAAAAAAAACGCCGCATACCAGAGCAAAGGACCAGGATAGTGTGGAAGCAGTGCGGCTGTTCAGCTTTCATCACACCTCAGTGCAAGTACCAGAATGGATTCACGCACTGGGGAATTACTAAGTCATGCACAGACTACGAGAGCAGTCGAATTCTTCGACAACCCCATGTCAATTGGTCGGACTGCACCGTTTTTCCTCAAGTGTTTATACGCCCACCGGAGCGAAGCGGGGAAAACAATCATGAAGTTCCAACTGCAAGTGAACCACCGCGAGATGAAGCAACTGGGCTTCCACAAGATATTCCTGCAGTTCAGGATAATTTCAACCCGTCTGACTGGTGCTATTCACAGTTGGACTGGTATTTTGACACGCCTTAAATGGCGTATTTGTAATGAATTAAGTAGTTTAGGTTATTTTTCATTGTATAACTTAGTTTATGTAATTAGACATTTACCACAAGAGTTCTTGTGGGTAGAAGAAGTCGATGTAATAGATTGCAAAGATGATATAAAAGTACTTCTTTATTAATTATTGTGCGAATCATAGAAATAAGCCCTGCAACGCAGGGTCTGATATACAGGATTGCTAGCATGACTGCTAGCAGAATACAACATTAATGCATTTTCTAAATGATTTTCATACTTAGCTTCTTCCTTATGATTATAAGTAACATGATTATACAAACTCTTAAAAAACTTCCTAACTAACGCCTGCTCCTTGTGGCTATAAGGCCCACCAGACACAGTAACAGAGAATTTCTTCAAGACCTGCATTCTATCTCTCAGATCCATACGGATCTTAGCAGTAGTGGGTTCATTATCATACATAGTAAAGGCCTGTGCAAACGTCAATGGGTCCTTATTGGGCCTCCTATCTCGAATCAACCAGTAAGTAATAATGTTGGTATGGTCTCTCTTGGCGACGTTGTCGTCCATCCAGACTTTACCGTCAATACCCATGGACTTAATACACACCCTCTTACCCAAACGATGGGTAAGCCCAGTTCCCCTTGTAAAATCCGAGACACAGACAAACGTTCCCGTGTGGGGAACGTCCATCTTGAACTCATAGTCCTGGACCTTACAAGGACCCACACATCCCTTCGGGATGCGGTCACCCTTCCTTCTCTTCATCTGGACGCCTCTTGAAACCGGGACATAGCTTCGGGCAGCAATTGGGACAGCATTCCCAGTGTAGGGCACGATAGCTGTCTCGAAGTTCAGCCTCCGTCTTACCGGTCTCCCCCCATAGGGATGAAATCTCCGCGAAACGGGAATTCGCCCTGTCATACTGCCTGACTCTGAATATACGGATTAGCTCCGAACAGAGCTCGAACCCTAAGGTTCCTGGCTCGTATTTCTTCAAAATACCTTGCAGGTATTTTACAGAAAGCATACAACGAAAACCGTATAAAGTATCAGGGAGAGGGTTCTGCAGTGGGTCCCACAAATCCATCCTTGGCGACAAAGAATGCTACAAGACGCTGCTTTTAATGATTAAAGCAAAGCGCGTGGGGCCCACATTAAAAATTTGCGCGGGCACCGGT